CATGGCGGCCGTGATGGCAGCCTCGTGATCACGGATGGCTACGGTGTCCAGTTGATCACGCTCTCGATGCGGCGGGTGCCGGCGCTGCTGGCCGCCGCTGCGGCGCTCAAGCGAGCGCTAGAAGCGGAGGCTGGCAATGGCTGACTGGATTGTGGTCGCCGCCTTCGCCCTGCTGGCCATCGTGACGCTCCTGGTCACGCTCTGGGGCGTCTATCACTATCAGCGCGCCGAGCGCTGCGAGCGAGAGCGGAGGAAGCCATGATCCTCGTTGCGCGCATGAGCCCCACCGGGCGGCCTGGTCCGCGCTGCCCACGCTGCGGCGATTGGACGCTGACACGCTACGGCGCACCAGGCAGCCCGATCGTGTGCCCGTGCTGCGGGCTCTGGCGGCACCTGGTGGTGACGATCGACGGAGTGTGTATTGGGCGACGGCCAACGGCCATCACGCGGAAGCGAGGAAGGGGATGAGCAAGGGAAGACGAGTACCACCGGCGGCGGGCATCGCAGAAGACGGCACAGGTACGCTCAAGGGCATCGTGAGCGCGCTCCGGGGCGTGAGCAAAGACAACCCGGAGTACCGCTTGATGCAGCTCGCGGCGGGTCACATGGAGGACATGGCGCGGCGTACGCAGCCCAAGCACGATCGGCGCGGCATGGTCGAGCTGGCCGTTGAGACCCTCGTATCGGCCGCGACGGGCGCGGGCATCGTGCAACTCAGCATCGGCGAGCAGACGATGCAGGTCTCGCCGACCGCGGCGCGTGGCTACGCGCTCCAGATTCTGGCGGCCGCAGCGGACGCCGAGAGTGAAGCGGCAGTCACCGCCGAGCTGCGGGAATTGGATTTCCCACTGCCAACAATCGGGGACATCATCGTGCGGATTCGCGCGACTCGAGCGGCGCGTGAGGCGCAAGGAGCAACCAGCGCATGACCACTCCATGGAACGCAGAACGGATTATTGCGGAATTGCTTCGGGATCACACCGGGCCGCAAACGCCGGCGACGATCGCCGCCCGGCGCTACCTCGGCGCTTTCGAGGATGGCGCGCGGCAAATCGAGGACGCCACGCGGCCAACCGTCGCCGGCTCGGCCACCATCGCCATGACGGCGCGCATCGCTATCCTGGTGCAGCAGGCGACGCTCATCGCTGGCGGGCAGGTGGCGGACGACCTCGATGCCTGGGAAGCGCTCGCTGACGATGTTCGGCAGCTCGACCGTGACGCCGGCACGGGCCTGGCTGTGGGGCGCTTCCTGCGCTTCCAGGTCGCTGAGAGCGAAGCCGAGTACCTCATCGACCGGATCGAGGGCGAGCGCGTCCATGTCCAGTGGCTGCCGAATGCCGACGAGCGCTGGGCGGACGCGGTTGACTCGGAGGGCTACGTGCTGCGGAGTGTCGCTGCGGCGCAACTGGCCAGGCGCGATCGGCGAGCTGCGTGGGGGATAGGGGGACACGGGTGACCCACGTCGATCTCCGCATCACCGCCGCCACACGCCGCGAGCGCGACCGGGCGCTCCGCGAGCTAGAGCAGCTCTTCGGCGCACGACTCGCTGTCGGCTACGTCGGCGACGTGACGCAGCATATCGGCGGCGCGCAGCGCTGGGCAGCGTGGTGCCGGCTCGAAGCGGGGGGGGGGCGTCGAGGGTGATGTGTGGGCATTGAGAGAGGAAGGGAAAGGTGAGCAGTAACCTCGTACCCGACATGCCGCCCGAACTGGAGGCGCTGATGCGGCGTCTCTGGGTAATTAAGAAGCCAATTCGCTGGAGTATGCGGCCGCGCGAAGCCTGGATTATCCTGAGCGTGATCCAGTTCGCGAGCCGCAACCCAATGCTCACGCCAACACATCAGAAGCTGATGCGTGAACTTGGCGATCAACTCCAGCGTGCAATCGTGGCAATCGAGCCCGAAGCGGGGCAGTATCTCGAAATGGGATGGGATCCACAGTTCGACGTTCCGACCGATCGAGGAGTACAGGAGTAAGTTTCGGCCGGCGAGAGTGAGCTCACCACCCCGCCGGCCCGGCCCGAAGACCGACCGCAGTTGGACTAGCAACCGCGACGGAGCGCATTGTACTGCCTCCGTCGCACCAGAACGAAGGTGCGACTGATGAATCAACCCCACGACACCATGCAGAAGGGCCGCGAAGGCGGCTTCCTGCGTTCCGCCTCAGACGCTGGTCTCTTTCTCAGCATCGTCCTCTGGGCGTTTGCTCAGATCTCACTCATTACCATCGACGCGCCAGTATCGCCATTCGGGTGGCTTATCGCGCTCTTGCGTGTGGCCGTCGCCATCGTGCTGGCGCTCTGCTGCGCTCTGGTGTTGCCAGCGCTCCTGGCGATGATCGCCCCGTCGAGTCCCGCCGGCATGCTCCTCCAGCGCTACCGCCGCACTACGTGGGGCTTTGTGGTGCTGCTCGGTGCGGCTGGCTTCCTCGGTTGGTACGCCTACACCGTTGTCTCGGCCTTTTGGGCTGCCAGCCTTACGAACCCCGAGTTTGCGACGATGCAAACGATTACCACGCTGATCTTCGCCGTCGTGGTGCCGGCGCTGTCCTTCTCGTGGTCGTCGCCGATGGCCTGGGCGGCGGAGGTGCAGCAGGCGCATCTGGTGAAGAAACTGGAGTTGGCGCACCAGGCCGATATTGCGGCTGCGAAGGTGGCGTACTTTCGCGCCGTTGACCTATTGCGCGTCGGCATTGCCAACATGACCGCGCTGGAGCGGCAGGAAGTGGCCGGCATCTTGGCCGCAATGCAGCGCAGCCAGAACGACACACTTGAGGCGATTGCCGGAACGTTCCGCACGATCGCCGGGGCCGAACTCGCCATGCCCACGATGGACGATGATCAACTCGTGAACCGCTTCAACGACCTGGCGAAACAGCTTGAACGGCGCGTGTTGGATGTGACTATGCCCGAGGACGCACCGGATCACGTGGCGGCGCACGTGCCCGAGTTGGCGATGGTTTCAACCCCGTTCGATCCCACCAGTATCGTGGATTCACGTGCGGCGACACGTGAGACGTTCATCGAGGGCGACCGCGCGCACGTGGATTCACGATTGCAATCGTCAATGCCACGTGAGCACGGGAGTACGCAGCACGTGGCTGCGTCACGCCACAGCACCCAGTCACGTGATCCCGAGGTTCCGCCGCGGCCAGCAGAGTACGATGCGGCCCGCGAGCGCTTAGGAACCGTGAATGTATGGACGGCGCGCCAACTCGCGGACGTGCTACGAACGGCCGAGAGCACGGCGCGGGAAACGATCGCCGACTGGAAACGCGCCGAACTACTTGACGAAACGCGCCTTGGCCGCTATCGCTTCCGTGACACACAGGTGGTGCGACTATGACGACATGGACTCCGCTGCGCTACCCGAACGGCCATCCACAGGCCGGCGCAATCATCGTCGATCCAGAGCAGGACGTACTGGCAACACTGGACTTGATGGCCGAGCCGCCCGATCCCGATGTGGAGCGCATCGCGGCCGAACCCGTAGTGTCGCCCAAGGCGGTTGTCGATCCCACGGCGCAGCGGCCACTCTCAGCCCTGCTACCGGGTGCTGAGGCGGCGCAGGAGGAGAAGGCACCGCCACGCCCTGCCTACGGGGTTGTGGCGGCGCTCGTGGTACTTGGGCTGCTCCTGGTAGGGCTGTGGAGCGCAACACGCCCCGTGGCTGCTCCTGTGGTGCCCGCAGCACCGACTGCGCCCGCCCGAGCTGAGGCCACGCCAGCCGCCACGAGCGGGCCGACGCTGACCGCGATGCCGCCGAACACGGCCCCGCGCGCACTCGTGGCGTATTTTGACTACGGCAATCCGGCGACGGCGACGGCTATCGAGCGTGACACGCCGTACACGCCCGTTGGGCGCATTGGCCAGCACTGGCTCCTGGTTGAGCTTGATGGCGGCGGGCGCGTCTGGGCCTATGCTGAGGATCTTGGGGCGACGGTCGATCCAGCACTACCAGATCTGGCCACGCCGCCACCGGCACCACCCGCAGCGCCAGCAGCTCGGCCCGCAGTGCCGGCTGCGCCCGCATCAGCACCGTCCTGCGCGTGGGTGGAAGTCACGCGCGATGTCCACAACAGCGCGGGCCTGAAGCTCGGCTATGTCGTGGCGGGCGGCTGTGGTCAGGCCGAGGCCGAGGCGAACGCACAGAAAGAGGCTGAAACAATGCGAGCAGGACGGTGACGGCCGGGCCGGCGCAGTGCTCGAACGACGGGCGGAGCTGCCACGGCCAGAAGCCGTAATTCTTTCCAGGAACTGGCACATTCGTGAGCTAACCACAAGCAGCTCTGGAACTCGCTCTAGCCAAGCTCCAGAGCTGCTGATCAGGGAGTACCAATGACCACAGCTACTGTCAATCGTTCGTGGGGTGAGACGGCCGCAAATGCGCTGGAATGGGGACTCGTCGAGCCGCTGCGCGTCGCGTGGGTGTACGCACCGCAGGTGCTGATCACCTCAGCAAGCGTGTTCCTCAACGCGACGTTCGCCCAAGAGATCCTCGACCCGACGTTTGCATGGGCGCAGGCGATCGGGTTTGAGTGGACGTGGCTACGCGGGCTCGCCTCGGCGAAGCGCACGCGCTCACCGTGGGTGAACCGCCTCAACGCCGGCGCACTCGTGGCCGTGGTCTTCTATGGCCTGATGGCCTGTCTGCTCAAGTTTGATGTGCTTCCAGCCGAGCCCGAGCCGTGGCTCGCCGTGCTGCTGGCGGTGATCCACGTCGGCCCGCTCGGATTCACGGCGTTCTGCTCGGCGATGATCCACCGCACGATCGAGGCCGAAGAAGCCGAGCGCCGGGAGGGTGAGCAGCGAGAGAAAGAGCGCATTGCACGCGAGGAAGGCGATCGCCAGCGAGCACTGGCCGCGCAACTTGCCGAGGCGGACGCACAGCTCCAGATTGAGGAGCGACGGCGGCGGCTGGATCTCGAGCTGGAAGACCAGCGCAAGCGCAGTGAACTAGCGATCTGGGAACAGGCACAGGTCGTTCGCGCACGGACGCGGGGCGCGCCTCGGGCACCGGCAAGCCGCGCTGCACCGGCGGCATCGGAGGATCGGCGCTGCCCGAGCTGCCAGGCACCGCTTTCGCCGCAGGAGTTCGGGGCGTATCGCAGCATTATTGCCCGTGGCGGCCGCTGGAAAGGCTGCAAGGCGTGCAAGGGCGCTGACGCGGCGTAGTCTCTACGAACACACCAAAGCGCCCCTGGTTCTCTGAGCGAGAACCAGGGGCGCTTTGTGTTCACCTACCGGCTAATCAGCGGTAGCGCAAGGTGTGTATCGTACGATACAGGGAGAGGCGGCGCACTCTCCCACGGGCACTGTGGGTTATCCCAGTCCCACCACCAGGTCACCAGATCGGGCGCGACCTCGATCCAGATCAGCGGGAACGCGGCCGAGCCATCGGCGCACGCGGCTTTCGGTGTGCCCGGTGCCGGATAGGGCGCGAGCGTCGGCTCCTGATAGGCGTCCGGGTGTGCGGTGGGCGACGGGTCAGCCGCGGCGTCGATCGCAGCAAGCGGTGGGTCAGCCGCTGCTGTGGCCAGCGTCAGGAGCAGCACGAACAGACAACAGAAAAGTGAGCGCATTAGATTCCTGTTCGTAGATAGGAGACGGCAGGCAGAATCACAATCGATCCTGGCGAGCCAGTCGCCGTGGCAATCAAGATCAGGATCGGGTTGCTGGCAGAGGGCTGAGTGATACTGGTCGCACTCAGGCGCGTTGACGTATTAACAGCGATCGCTGCCGTCGAGAGTGTCGCCAACGTGACGCCGGTGCTGTCTTGTAGCGTGAGCGTCCAATAATTCGTACCGTTGTTGGTTGTGCTCACGAACACAGTCGCAGCCACGTTCCGGATCGCGACTGCCCACGGCTGCGGTGTGTTTCCCCACTGTGCGCCGCTTGACGCCAGTGGAAATGGATTGAGAACCCGCTGACTAAACGGGAGGAGATCGGCGGGTGTTTCCACCCGTTCCAGCACTCCCACGCGACGCGCAAGATCGGCGACCAGGTCGAGCATCGTCATGGGTCGCTCGTCTCCACGGCAATTATCTCCTTGCCGTCCTTGAATTGCACCGTCCCTGACTCAACAACCTTCGTAGCCTCCACGCCCCGGTAGCGGCCGCGCACCAAGTCGCCGATGTCGCCGCTGACACAGTAGTGCTTGCCGTACAACGTCGCCGGCGTTTGGATCACCTGGAACTCCAGCCGGGCGCGTGACTCCTTGTCCTCAAGCGCGCGGTCGCCGGCGGCATCGAGCGCCGCGTCGGTCGTGCCCTGCCGGGCATCAACCAGCATCTCGATGTCGTTCGTGCTGTTGTAGTTCGCGCCCGTCCGGGTGCGGATGCGGCGGTCGCTGCTCTGGCCCTGCCCGGCGATGATCGCAACCGTGCGCTCGGTCGAGCGGGTGCGGGTCAGCTTTGGCCGGCGCATATTGCCGTATTCCTGGGCGAAGGTCACTGTGCCACTCCGATCGATGCCGCGCTGGCCCACGTAGGTACGAAATTCCCAGGTCGCACCGCCGGTCTTGATCAGGTCGAAATCCAGCCCCCCGATCTGGGCAAGCTCGGCCAGTTCGTTCAGGAGATTGCCGCGCGCACTCTCCCAACTCAGAATATTCCCGCCAGCTGCGTCAGTCTGCACGCTGATACCGCTGATCTGCCCATTGCGGTCACGGCCATTGCCAGTTGTGGCCAAACTCGTACAATTGTATGAGACGAGCGTTTTCATGATCGTCTCGGCCGCCACGCTTGAGAATGCTGTGCGGCTCGCAGTGCCAGCAGGAAAGGCATTCATCCGCCAGCCGAGCATACTCTTCTGCTCGGGGCAGGACAGGGCGACTTCGGTACGGCCGTTGTCATCGTCCTGCGCTTCGTCATCCCGAAACAGTCCGTAGAAATCGCAGTACCAGTCGATCTCCGCTTCGGCGTCGCGTCGCCAGATCTCCACCTGGTACTTGTCTAGAAGCAGGCCGAGCGCTGCGTGGCTTCCGCCAAGCCCGAAACGCGCCAGGCCTGCGCTTCGGCGTGCCTTGCGGTAGTCGAGCCACAGGAAATCGGTGATGACAGCCTGCCTGGCCCCCGTCGTGTCCTTGATGTCGATTCGGTACTCTGGTGCCATTTCAGGAGGTATCTATGTCTCTGCTGCTCATCCTGGTGCTCCTGTCGGCCCAGGTCTCTGCCCAACTCGCACCGGCGCTTGTTACCACCACGCCCGCCGGGATCGTGACCGTGCAGTACACCGGTGCCGCTCCCCTCACCCCGCTCGCCCCGGCACCGATCACCATTACCATCGCCGCACATGAGGCGCTCCGCACCTCGGTGCTGTTTCATATCGACGGTGCCACAGGGGGCGATGCGTGCACAGTGCTGGTCGCCCCCGAGAGCCCGAATGATGGCGCGCTCATTTGTCGCGCCAATCTCGCACCAGGCGAGGCGGCGACAATCGTGGTGGATCTCCCGCTCCTGGCCTGGCAACCGCCTGTCGGCTGTCTCGACATGCTGACGGTCGGCGTGCTTGTCACCGTCGTGATGAATGGCCGACAGGAGCGGCTGCGTGAGGTGCTTCCGATTTCCTACGCGCCGAGCCCGCCGTGTATGGCGCTGCCGCTCGTGACAGCCTGACTACTCCGGCCCGATCGCGAGCCAGGCAATTTCCATACTGAATCGGCTCACGCCGTCGTGTGCGCGCCAGGTGAGCGTGGCACCGGTTGAGGAAACTGCGGAGACGCTGACGGACACATGACCTTGCTGTGCGGTCAGGTACAGGAGCGGCGCAGCGCTGAAGGCGACCGGGAAGGTGATGGTGAAGCTGCCGAATGTGTCGCCGGACAGGGCACCCGAGTCGGCCACCCCGCCCTGCATCCGGACAGCCCCCGGCGTCTGCGTGGTTGTCCCGGAGGTCGACCACACACTGGCACTGCCGCCCTGTCTGCGGTAGAACTGCGGAACGCGGTTGCCGACCTTCGTGTCGTCGACGGCGTCGTTGGCGATCTTGGCGTTGGTCACGGCACTGTCCGCCAGCCCGGCAGTGGCCACCTGGCCGAACCCGAGTGCGGTGCCGCTGCGCCTGAGCACCTCGCCGTCACTTGCAGCAGCAATATCGGCCGGATCGCCACTGCTGTTGCTTGCCCGTCCCATCACAGACAGTGCGGCGCTGTCGCGCAGCGCCGCGTTGTCGACCGCGTTTGCGTCGAACATGGCAGTATTCACGCGCGTGGCGAAATGAGCGAACGACCGCTCGTCGGTGAGGGTGATCACACCGCCGGTGGTGATACTGGCCTGGGCCAGCTTGATGTCCCAGGTCGTTCCAGCCGACTGCGTAATCGCTGGCGCGCTGCCGCTGCCCTCAGTGCCCGCAATCCTGGTCACCCGCACTGTGCGGGTCGTCCCGTGGGAGACGCGCAGCACGATCCGGTCGATCCGAGTGGCTCCAGCTGGCGTCGGGATGGTCACGTTCAGGCTGGCGTCGTTCTGGTAGAAAAATCCGTAGGTGATTGCGGCACCGGTGGCGACCGCGACCGGCGAGGCGCTGCCCGTCACGGCGAGCTCGTTATCGACGCCGGCGAGGATACCCTCGGTTGCATGCTGGTCGGTAACAAACAGCTTCCGAAAGAACTCGATCGTTTGCGCCTCGGTGATGGTCGTTGCGCCATCGCCTGTGGTGCCGGTGGTCCAAAATTGGGAACGCTCGGCCATGGGTTGCTCCTAGAAACCGACGTAGCGGGGGTAATACTGGAGGTAGATCTCGGTGGCGCTGGTCGCACCGGTGCCGGTCACGCGGATCGAGTTGACGCCGCCCGGTGCCTCGGGGTTGGCCTCCAGCGCGAACGTGGCCAGATCCGAGTCGTTCGTGAGATCGGCGATCTTGTTCGCACCAAGCTGGTTTGTAATTGTTTTGCGGCCATAGGCCAGGTCGATCGTGTAGGTGTTGGCGGCCGCGATCGTGATGCCGGTGAAGTCAAGTTTGTCGCCGGTGGTGAGGTTGGTGATGACGGGGTTGGTGATTGGCCCGGTGATCGTGATCACGGGAAATGTGCGCCAGGAGCCCGCGTAGACGATCGTCCGTGTCTGGTCGACCGTCGCCGCTCCAATGCCCCACGGCACTGCCCATGGGATCGTCCAGGAGTCTCCCCCGCCGCCGACTCCATAGGTCACTGCGACCTGTGCCGGGTCGTACAGCGTCGGGTCGGCCGCCCGCAGCGGTACGGCGCAGCGCTGCGTAAAGCCGCGCATGTCGATCGAATTGAAGGCCAGGCGGCCGGCGACGTGGCAATCGAGCTGGCGCACCGCGCCGTTCTCCAATGTCCAGCGCAGCACCAGCGGCGTGCGGCTCGGCCGGAAGATCTCAAGCAGGCGAGCGCGCACATCGAAATGCGCGCCGATGTCGCTCGCGTAGGCAATCAGGCCGAGCGTGGAGAGCGTTGGTTGCAGGCGGAAGTCGATATCCGAGTCGCCTTGCTGGAGCGGGCCACGCTCCGTAATGCGCGCGACATCGGCCATGCCACCATCAGCTGACAGTACGGCGAACGGAGCGCCATCGGAGAGGATCGTCGTGACGCCGCCAACCGTGACATCAAGGATCGGCATCGGCTACGCTCCCATCAGGATTGACTGCATGCGAAGCGCCTGGGCGACGTCGGCTTCACTCGACGTGCCACTGCTGGCGTAGTAGTTGAGGACGTTCGTGACTTGGGGTGCGGCCGCCGCCTGGCCGTTCGGGATGACCGTGCCGCTGGTGTTCGGTACGATCACCTCGGGGCCGCGCTCGCCGACGATGTAGGGCACGCCTTTCGTGACCGGGCCACCGGTGGCGCGCATCTCCGGCCCCTGCCCTGGGCGCGACTGTGACGGGCCGCTGCGGTTCTCGTCGACCCGCACGGTCTTGACGGTGACCTCGGAGTAGACCTTCGACGGAATGGACCGCAGCGACCGTGCCAACTCGTCGGCATCGATCTTCCCGTCGCGGAAGTTCTGCACCAGCTCGGCGGTGTACGTCCGCTCCAGCTCACGCATCCGTGCGCCGGCGGTCACGGCGTCGTCAGTCATCGCGCCGAGATCTGAGGCCAGCGAATTGATATCGGAGGAGCCCGAGGCGGCAAAACGATCGATGTGCGCGGTCATCTCCAGAAACGCCCGGCCCGAGGCGTCCTGCGCCAGGCCGTACTGCTGCTCGATCGCCTGCAATATCACGCCGCCCTGCTCGCGCGTGATATTACCCATGGCTACCTGGGTAGCCGTGTAGTCGGCGAGCTGCTGGCCCAAATGGGCAGCCTGGGCAGCCTGTTGTTTCGCGTAGGCTAACGCCTGCTGCTCGAACTGCTCGTTGAAGCCGTCCTCACGCGCGGTATTCATCGAATCGATGAAGCCAAGCTCGGTTTCGACGTAGGAGCCGAGCGCCTCAGCTCCTTTTTGGTAGGTTTCCTCGATCTGCTTCAGCAGCTTGTTGAACTCTTCGGCGGTGAGTTGCGTGACTTCTTGCGTCGTCGCCTGCTGGGCGTCCATCTCGGCCAGGCGCGCGGTGCCGGTCTGGGACGCGGCGGCGGTGCGGAGGATCGCCTGCTCTTCCGCGTTATAGTTGTTCGTTGAGCGCTGCAACGCCTCGGCCAGCGCATTGATATGCGCCATCTCGGCCGTGCGCTGTGTATCACTGACGAGCCCGGCCGCATCGCGCTTGGCTAAATCCTGGATCTCGAATTCGAGCTGCGTCCGAATGTTCTGGATCTCGGTCGCGTAGGGCGCCAGGCGTTCCTTTGCTTCGCCCACGGCTGCGCCGTAGCTCTGGATCGCGGCGGTCGACTCGTTCCACCACGGCCGGCTTTCGAGCAGCGCTTGTGTCGAGTCTTTGGTCGCTTTGTCGAGCTGCTGATAGATAAGCACCGCGCCGCCGACTGCTGCGGCAATCACGGCGAACGGCGCAGCGGCAAGCAGCACGGCGGCGGCCTGCGCTTGGAACGCGACCGTCGCGGCTGCCACCTGCACAATCAGGCCAGGGAGAGCCGCGAGCACGGCCGGGATCTGCGTGATGGCATAGGCGATAAGTGCCGCGCCGGCGGCTGACACGGCCGGGAGGAACGCGGTCTGGATGATGTCGGCTGCGGCCGACACGAAGCCGATCACCCCCTCGACCGCAGGTCCCACATCGTCGGCGAAACTCCCTGCGAACTCGGCAGCCTTCGTGATGTTGGCCGCCATAATCGGCAGGAGCGGCTCCAGGCCGTTGAGCATCAGCGTCTCTAACTGGCTGACGAGTCCCTGAGTGGCACCGTTGAGTCCCTGCATTTGCGCCTTGGCGAGATCTGCCGCAGCGTTCTGCCGCGTGACCGCCGTTCGCATCTTGTCCCAGCCCTCAGCGCCCGCATTCAGCAGCGTGATAATCGAGCGGGTGGCGTCGGCACCGAAAATAGTGGCGACGTAGTAGTCGCGCTGTTCTTGGGTCATGCCGGCGGTCGCACGCGCCGTGATGTCCAGGATCTCGGGCAGGCTCCGCATCTGCCCGCCAGCGGTGTAGGCAATATCGCCCGCTTCCCCCACGCGATCGGCGAGATCGCGCATCAACCCCTTGGCCTTGTCGGAGGGCGCGGCCAACTGGAGGAGCGCTTGCTTGAGCGAGGTACCGGCGTCACTTCCCTTGATGCCGGCGTTCCCAAGGATGCCGATCGCCGTCGTCATGTCGATGATCGCGTCTTTCGCACCGACGACGGGACCTTGGAAACTCGAATAGACCGCACTCGCCATCTTGAAGGAGGCGGCGGCGTCGGTTACTTCGATCGAGCTTGCGGAGGCGGAAGCCGCGAGCAGGTCGGAGACGAAGCCGGCCTCCTCAGCGGCAAGCTGGAACGAGTTGAGCGCGTTCGAGGCAATCTCGGCGGCTTCCGCCTCCGAAATCTGGGCGGCGGCGGCGAGCTGCAGGGTGCCCTTGGCAGCCGCCATGGCTTGCTCGACGGTAAAGCCGGCCTTGGACAGCTCGAGCATCGCCGTACCAGCATCGGCCGCGCTGGTGGCCGGCAGGGTCAGATCGGCGCCGAGTGCTTTCGCGGTCTCCTTGACGGCAGCCATCTGCTCGTCGGTTGCGCCACTCACCTCGGCCATGAGGTTCATGGACTGCTCGTAGTCGCCGGCGGCGGCGATCGAGTCGCCGACGAACGACACGACGGCCTGGCCAGCGTCCATGAGCGCGTCGACGCCCATCTCGCCGACACGCCGAAGCGCTCCGGTGGCAATTTCCCCGAAGCTCTTGACTTTTGCGCCGGCGCGGCTGGCTTTTTCGCCAACCTCCTCAAACCCCTCGGCAGTGTCCTTCAAGAGACCTTTGGCCTCGGAGTTCTTGACGCGGATAATGATTTCGACTTTGGCGCTCACGCATTACTCCGCGGGGACGATGTGGCCGTCGGGGGTGATCTGCATGCGCTCGCGCACCGTCGCCTGGTGCGGCGGCACCTGGTAACGGATCGGCTGGCGCTTCCCGCGCGCGCTGCGGGGAGTGGGCCATACAGGGGAGTTCGGGGCAGCGGTGGGCGTGGCCGGCTGCGGGCGGTGGGTACGCGCGATCAGCCAGGTTTCCCACCATTCCTGGGAAAGCTCGGCTTCGAGCTGCTGCGCGCGCAGCGGGTCATAGCCTGCGGCTTCGAGGATGAGACCACGGGTGGGGGCGTCACTTGTTCTGCCGGCATACCAGGCCTTGAGCGCGTCCTGGTCAGCCGGGCTTACCGCAAAAAACTGTCGTTCTCCGCCAGAACCGCCGTGAGCAGCTTGTTGTACTGGTCGCGGTCCATGTCGAGGAGCAACTCGCGGGCTTCGTCGCGGTTCTGTGGTTCGGCGACGAAGCCAAGCAGGAACGTCACCAGGTCGTCGTAGTCCTGGGGCGTGGGCAGCACCGGGCGGCCGCGACTGTCACGCTGCTGGCCACGGAAGACGGCCAGGTGGGCGGCTGCGGTGCGCTGACGACGCAGAAAGCCGGGAACGTCGGGGGGTGGGATGTCGAACACGAGTTCCGCCGGCACCACCTCGGGCACGGCACCATCGATCTGGGGTGTATCGTCGTTCACGGGGTGCTCCTTGGAAAATCCGGAAAATCCGCACCGGTGCGGCATATGAGGACGGATCGGCGGGGAAAGGTCGGAGGTTAGGCCAGCGTGGCGACCGAGTTGACGTTCTGGCTCTTGAACCAGTTGCCGAGCGTCGGGTTATAGAGACCCTTGAGGACGATCTCGAACATCAGCACGCCGTTGCGATCCTTGAACAGCTCCGGCGCGCCTTCCTGAAAACCAGCGAAGTCGTACTGGATCACGTTTGTACCGCTGGTATAGGCGATCCGCACCTGGCGCTGGTAGAGCGTCGAGAGGTGGGTTGCAGCGGTCAGCTCCGAGCGCGTATTGCCGTTGAGTTCGAGCGACAACTTCAGCTCGCCTTCCCACCCTTCCGCGCCGTCGTCTTCGTGGTAGTTGCCAGCCGCGAGCGCGCCGAAGAACTGATCGCCCTTGCGCTTGGCATCGACCGTCAACTCGAACGCGAAGGCGTTCACGGTGAGTGCGGTCGCACCGATTGTGCCGCCCCAGGCGTCGACGTAGATCGCCGCGTGGTCGCCCATCGCCAGGTTCACAGTGCGGTCGCTGAGTGCGGCGAGTGCGGTGGTCGAGATCGTGTTGCCGATCCACTCGGTGGAGTGGCGCAGCGGCGCGCCGTTCTCGCCCTTGGCGGTGAGTTTAGAGATCAGGCCGCCGACGAAGCGCCGGTAGTCGGTCGCGTCGCCGTAGGAGAGGCCAAGCAGGCGCGGCGCGGTGATGGCGGTGCCGGTTGCCGCGTGGTTGCGGGTGTACGGGCCGGAGCCGCTCGGCGAGGCCTGGCCACAAAGATTGTCCAGGTAGTAGCTGTGATCCTCGTAGGTGGCCAGCACGTCCATTTTGGCGGTCGGCATAATCGCCGTGAGCGCAGCCAGGTGCGCGGGTGCCGCGCTGCCGCGTCGGTCGTGATAGGCCTCAGCCGTGATGCCGGGGTCGATCACGAGGTCTTCGACGCCCATGAGTTTCACGGTGGGCGTCACGCCGGTCGCCCAGCTCGACTGGGTGCCGGCCTGGATCGAAAGGAGGTCGAGTAAGGACATAGGGAATTACTCCTCGGCCGGCACGTCCGGCAGTGCCGGCACGTCCGGCTCGTACAGAGCTTGGGCGGCCTGGCGCTCGTTGTCGGAGAGTGCCAGCCACTCCGCAGCCGACAGATCGCGCATCGGCACGCCAAGCACGAACGCACCGTCGCCGACGTAGCGCATCGCGGGGGCGGCCTGGGCGGGGGGAAGCGGTTTACGCGCCACTGAGGTACTCCTGGAAGGTGATCTCGCACGCAACGCCGTGGAACTGGGGCCCGGTGTCTGCGTCGGGATAGGCGAACGTGCCATAGGTGGTTTTGGCACCGGTGATATGCACCTGCGTCTGGCCCATGCTGCGGTTCTGTCGCAGCATTTCGAGGTACGCTGCGGCATACAGCACCAGGGTTTCGGCGATGTCTTCGAGGCCGATCCCGCTTCCTGCCGCACGCCACAGCATCAGATCGGTGACCTGCCACGTCATTGTGGCGGTCTTGCCCATCGCCACGAAGTCGAACTCCCTGGCCTCGCCACGCGGTCCGAGCGGGAGCAAGAGCCGACAGGGGAGTTCCGTGCGCTGCACCTGGTTCGGCAGTTTATCCAGGTCGAACACGCGCGGCGTAATGCCGCCGACCGTGACGGCTTTTGTAGCGAGCGTGCTGTAGATGCTGCGGATGACACTCGCCATCAGAACGATTTCCGCTTGTGGGGGGCCAGAAACTCGCGCACATCAGAGGGGAGGCGGGCCGGCATCAGGATTTGCCCGTCCGGCGCGACCGTTGCGCGGTCGGCGTCGGTGCCGGTGTTCGTCGCGCGCTTGTAGAGAAAGCTCGCCAGGCGCACGCACGCTTCCACGATGTCGGGTTCAGGCGTCGCCGTGTAGCCCCAGGTGCCCAGGAGTCCGATCGCCTCCTCCGGATCCTGCGTGTACTGCCACACGTAGCCCTGGCCCGCCTTGAGGACGATCTGGCTATACGGTGGACTATTGGTTGGCTCCAGCACATAGGCCGAGCCCGGAATGACCTGCCCATCGCCGTTCGTGAGGGCGGTCACGGTGAGCAGGTCGGCGTCGAGCGTGAGTACGCGGCCGCACACATCGCGCAGCGCGTGGTAGCGGCGCGTGGCCGTGACCGCCTCGAACGTGCGACCGCACTCGCGATCGATGCGCTTCTGCGCCGCCGTAATCAAGCGGGCAATCAGTGCGTCGTCGCCCACGCCCATCGCCTGGGCAGTGTTTGGGCGCAGATAGTCCTTGATGTCGTCGGTGGTGCAGTACGCCACTTAGCCCTCTGCGCTTCCGTAGCCGACCGCGTCGATCGTGCCGCTGGTGAACGCGCTCACGCGCGCCCGAAGCGCAACCAGGCCACGTGTATCGACACGGTAGAGCCCGGCGGCTGTGGCGGTCGTGGCGGCGGTGCCGGTGGCGAGTGGAACGGCTTGCACCGCCACCCAGGCCGCCCCGTCGAGCGAGGCTTCCCACGTGATCGTGGCGGTGAAGGTGCCGATGAGCTGCACCACCGAGGCAGCGAGGCCGCGCACGTCCATCGGCGAGCCGTCGCCGGTGGCTCCTGCGGCGCTCTGAAGAACCTGTCGGCTGCTGAAGGCGCGTCCGCCCATGGGAGGCCTCCTTAGCCGAGTACCACGTACTCGATCTCGACGTAGGCCTCGCCGGCCTGCGTCGCGGCCACGCCGGTGTGGCGCACACAGATCGGCGTGCCGGCGGCGATGCGCTCGGCCGCGCTGGTGAGCGTGAGTGCGGTCTGAGTGCCGACGGCTTTGGCATCCTGGTAGTTGGTCGCCGCAACGTACTGCGCGCCGCCGGCGGCCGAGCCGACAGCAACCGAGCCGGCTGCAACGGTGCCGCTCGTCGCGTCCGAGTAGACAATGCGCGCCGCTTCGATCCGGATTGCCTGGCTGTGCCGAAGAATTACATCGTCGAGTGTGGCTGCAGCGCCGTTGTCGAGGTTGAACGCTTTCGAGCGTGCGACCTGGCGGCGTGCGGCTCCGCGAGGGATGAGCAGATCGCTCATGGAGTGCTCCGGGGAGTGAGAGCGGGCCGGGGCGCCCGCTCTGGTTGCTGCGGGTCAGGGGACGGAAGACGGAAGACGTTACACGCCGACGTTGTAGGCGATTGCGGCCGCCTCGTTGTCACGCGGTTTCAGGCCCGCGCGCAGCGTGACCACGATCTGGTTGGCGTCCGACTCGGGGTAGCGACTCGTTTCCAGTGTGGTCTTGCGCTTGCGCGCCAGCTTCCACTGATCCGGGCGCACACACAGGATCGCGCCGCGCGTATTGTTCGAGTCGGTGCCGTGGATCTTGCCAGCGGTGTTCGCCATGCGCTTCGCACTCTGCTTGTGCATATGGAACGAGGTCTTGACCTTGTAGCCAAAGATCGCCTCGAACACGCCGTTCTCGATCGTCGCGTTCTCGAACACGTCGCGGGTCTTCAGACTCGCGAGCTGGAGCGCCTTCCACATCACGTTCGGGTCGATGATGAAGAGTGCCTTGTTCTTGTCCGCGCCGAGCAGGCCGGCCGTACCCATGAGCTTGGCAATCTCCAGGAACAGCGTGTCGTACAGCGTGCCGCCGGCGTCGTAACTGTTCGCGGTGTTAGTCACCAGCGCCAGCTTACGGAAGCCGTCGAACGACGTATACACCGCAGTTGCGCCCGGCGTGCCCGAGATCAGGTTGATGTTGGTCGTCGCCGACAAGTCCGAGTCGGCGTCGATCGCCAGGTGCTCCATGATTTCGGCACCCGACACCTCGATCTTGCGCCGCAGCTCCGTCACATACGGCAGCACCAGATCCTCATCAACCTCACCAGTCCACACGACACGCGCGCCGATCTTGGTCGCGGTGTGGGTCTTGTTGGCACTGCCGATCTTGCTCGCCGGTACGGTTGCGTCCGGACGGCCGGTCGTGCTGTTCAGGTCGGTTGTCTGCCCAACCTTGTACCAGGTCGGATCGGCATCCTCGAGCGGGTCGATCACGCTCTCGCTCCCCTGCGGGATGATGATCTCCGGCAGCATGCCGACGATCGAGGTTGGCGCGCGCACGGCCTCCCACACGCGGTTGGAGTAGACCACGCCGGCCCACTCATCGCCGTAGCCGGCCTGGGTCGTGTAGTTCAGCTCGTTGGCCTTCGCGGCGTTGGTGAAATCGGCCGGGTCGATACCCGCCGCTTTCATCGCGCGCTGCACGTCGCTTGCGTCGCTGTCCTTGCCTTCAGCCGCCTTGATGGCGAGTGCCTTGTAGGCCGCCTCGCTCGCGCGCTGGCCGCGCACGGAACCCACGATGCCGACCAAGAAGGCCTGGTCAGCCAGGTCGAGATGGTCGTACGCTTTCACGTCCGAAAAGCGCGTCACGCCGGGCAGCGGGAAGGCGTTCCCGCCCGCGCCGAAGTCGGGCAGCCGGCGCCCGGCGGCCTGCTCTTTCTCCCACTCGATCTTCGCTGCCTTGACGGCGGCGTCCGTGCGCTCCTGCTCGGCCTTGGCCGCTGCGGCCGCGTCGGCCTGCGCCTTGCGGTCGGCTTCGATAGCCGCCTGGATTGCGGCCTGGATTTCTTCGGGGGTCATACGGGGGTACTC